GATACCGTAGATGATAAAGTCAATACATCACTCACAGCTATGGAAGATAGATTGGGTACAAAACTAGACACACAACATGGTATTCTTGTAGCATTAATAGATAGAGTCAGGTCGCTAGATAATGAGATTATCAGACAAGACACTATGATAAAAACTATGCTTGGTGTACCACAATTAATAGACACTAACAAAATAGGTAAAGCAAAAAGAAATGACAAAAGGAAAGATTAGTTTATTGGTATTATGTTGTTTATCTGTATCAGCAGATCAAATAGTGCATAAGTTTAAATCACCTAGCTTTAATGGCGTTGGCACATCAAGTCATTATTTGACTATAGAAAACCAAGAGTTTTCTCGTAAGCTTACTATCAAAGAAGAAATAAAAGCATTACAAGAAGAAATAGAAAGAGAAAAAGAAAACTCTACATTGGCTAGATTCATGCGTAATCTTGAATCAAGAGTATATGCTGAATTATCAAGACAATTGGTTAATAACCTCTTTGGTGAAACACCATCTGATTCGGGTATAATTGAACTAGAAGGAAACATCATTGAATATACAAGTGATGGTGTAACACTAACCCTTAAAATTACAGAAGCAGATGGCACAGTTACAGAAATTACAATACCTATTGGTACTTTTACTTTCTAGTTGTTCAATTTTTGACCAGTATGAAGATACATACGACCAAAGAAGACAAACCGATATAGTAAGGATTCAAGACTTACAATCCCCTAAATTAAAAAATGTGCAACTACCACAGGTAAGCCCAGTAGTAGCTGTATATCCAACAGCATTTACAGATCAAACTGGACAGAGAAAAAGCAATAGTGAATTTGCTTTGTTTAGTACAGCAATCACACAGCAACCAAATGCACTACTTATAAGAGCGCTGAAACACGCAGGAGATGGTAAGTTTTTTAGAGTAGTAGAAAGGGTTGGTTTAGATAATCTTACCAAGGAACGCCAACTGATAAGATCGGCAAGAGAACAAACAGCCACAGATGAAGAAAAGAAAAAAGCACTTAGACCATTATTATTTGCTGGTATTTTAATTGAAGGAGCTGTCATATCTTATGAAGCTAACCTAGAGTCTGGGGGTGTCGGAGCTAGATATCTAGGAGTTGGTAATAGCGTACAGTACAGAGAAGACAATATTACTGTTAGTTTGCGTATGGTTTCTGTAGCAACAGGAGAGGTTTTGTTAGAAGTATTAAGTCAAAAAACTATATTTTCTTATGGAAAATCAGAAGATGTATTTAGGTTTATAGAGTCTGGTACTGAACTTGTAGAGATAGAATTAGGCAACGCTAGAAATGAATCATCAACTATAGCGCTAATGAAGGCTATTGAGGGTGGCGTGCTAGAAATAGTAAATCTTGGTTATGAAAAAGGTTTTTGGATTTTACAAAATGAAGGTGTAGGAGTAAAATTAAACAATGAAGAATAAGTTAATCAGCATGTTTGCTATCTTATCTATAACAGGATTTGCAGCAGACAACGAAATTTATGTAGACCAGTCTGGTACAGGAGCTAATATAGATCTTGAACAGTTAGGTATATCTAATATTATAGGCGGTCTTTTAAGTTCACCTGGAAGTATCACTCCATTAGATTTAGATGGTAATACTATGACATTAGACATCAACATGATCGGTGCTACTAATAAATTTCTTGGTGATATATATGCTGATAACTTTACAGGCTTTTATGAATTTACTGGTGGCACTAATGCTTTTACCATTCAAGTAGATCCAACAAATACCTACAGTTCAGATGGTTCTAATCAAAACGTACAAGTTACTGGTAGTGGCAACACATTTACCCTAAATCAAGGAACTACAGCAATAGCTGCATCACTCGACTTAGATTGGATTATCCAAGGATCTAACAATACAGTTACATCAAATATTAATATTGATGGCGCTACTAACTACATGGATATAGACGGTTCTGACAATACAGTTAATTATACAGGTACAGGCGTAAACGCATCAGCAGGCGGATATTTCTATTTAGACCATACAGGTGGTTCAAGAACATTCAACATACAACAATTGAGTACACAAGATAATGACTGGCTTAAAATTATATCGGTTGGCGGTAACGCTAGTTCTACTGTTTGCGTTATTCAAAACGACCAAGGTACTAGCACAAGCTGCTGATATTGGAGATATATCTGAGCTAAACGGTTCAGCACAAATAGTCAGAGACAAATCCCTAAACGCTAAATTAAAACTTGGCATACAAAGCAATGATGAAGCTATAACTAAAGATGGCCGTATGGCTATTACATTTTTAGATAATTCTGTCGTCAAACTAACTGAACACTCACAATTATTAATAGATGAATATATCTATGATCCTGATCCAAGTAAATCTAAAATGGCTATAACTTTTGGTCTTGGTACAGCGAGATTTATTACTGGCAATCTAAACCGTATAGATAAACAAAACATACAACTAAAAACACCAACAGCAAACATAGCAATAAGAGGCACAGACTTTACAGCCACAGTAGATGAATTAGGACGCAGTTTAATAATACTGTTACCAAATAAATATGGTTTATCTAGTGGAGAGATAGAAGTAGTTACTGCTATGGGTACTGTCTTATTAAATAAACCTTATGAAGCTACCACAGTTAGTGTGTTTGAATCTGTACCAACCAAGCCAGTTATATTAGATTTAACATTAGATCTTATAGACAATATGCTTATTGTTACGCCACCAAAAGAAGAAAGTATTATAGAAGAAGAGGTTACAGACACACAGGCTGATAATGTGTTAGATTTTAATGATTTAGATATAGATTATTTAGCTGATGATTATTTAAAAGAGGATAGGTTAGAATTTACAGAGTTGGATATTAATTATCTTGATGTAAACTTCTTGGAAGATTTGCTTAACGTCCTAGACGCATTAGCTATAGCAGAAGAGGAAGATGTATTGGCACAAGCTACAAGTACACAAATAAGTGGAACTGCTATTGGTAAAGATCCAGATACACAAATTACAACTTTAATAACGGGAAATATTGTTAGTCTGCGAAGACAAATAAATGAAAGTGTTAGGGTAGATTTGAATGGTAGCGATTCTTATACTGTTATCTTAATACAAGATGGTATATCAAATGTTGTAAAAATAAATGGCGGTAGTGATAGTGTAATAAAGATTACACAGAGTGATTAATGAAACGACTACTATTCATCATACTTATAATACTAGTGTTGCCTTTGTTATATCAGTCAACGCCTACAGAAATATTAAAGTTAAAGGTATTTGATTATTTAGTACCAAAGCAACAACCATCTGGTTATTTTACTATTCTAAACATCACAGAAGAAGATATAACTAATGAAGGTGGCTGGCCGTTACCAAGAAAAAGACTAGGACAAATACACACAGAGATAATAGCTAAAGGTGCTATAGGTGTTGGTTATGTTATTGGTTTTCCACAACCTGACCGTATGGGTGGTGATGCTTACTTAGCAGAGTCATTAAAGTATGGCACTTCTGTTTTAGCAATGTTTGAAAATCCTAATGGTAATTATCCGCCAACAACAGGTACTGTCATACTCGGTGATGATATAGGCGGTATGACCACAAACGGTGTCATACAAAACATAAAGATATTAACAACTTATGCACAGGAAGGTATTGCAACTGCACCAACTGATGTAGATAACTTGGTCAGAAGAATACCATTATTGCTAAGAACACCAAATGGATATGTACCCGCGTTTGGTACAGAAGTATTAAAAGCATTAGTAGATGCAAAAACCTATGTAATAAAAACCAATGATCTTGGTATAGAAGAAATAAGAGTGAAAGGATTGCCACCAGTTGCTACCGACAGTTTAGGTCGTAAGTGGATTAGTTGGGTAGACACGCCACAAACCAATTTACAAGAAATGGATGTTGCTGGTAAATTTGTATTTGTTGGTGTAACTGCTCCAGGTATCATGCCACAGATAGCAACTCCAGTTGGATTACTAGAGCCACACAAAATACAAGCAGCATTATCTGAGTCAATCTTAATAGAAAACTCACCAAAGATTCCTGACTGGCATTTATCAGCCGAAATTTTGATTTTTGGAATTTTTGTGTCGCTGACGTGGCTTGTAATTAATTATCTCAGTATAGTTAAGGGCATAAGTATCGCTATAATTTTACTCTTCACCACGGGCTTCTCAGGCGTTTTTAGCGTTCAGAAAGGTATTTTGTTGGATTTTTCATGGACTTTTATCTCACAAATACTAATTTCTACAGTTGCTTTGTATTTAAGCTACAAAAAACAATATAAGTTACGTCAACAAATAAAAAAGCAGTTTGAGCATTACTTAGATCCAAGACAAGTTAAACAATTACAAAAGAATCCAGAGTTATTAAAACTTGGCGGTGAAAAAAAAGAAGCAACATTTTTATTTACAGATGTTAGAGGTTTTACAAATCTAAGTGAGAAGTTAGAACCAGAAGAAGTTACTAAGATTATGAATGACGCATTGACCATACAATCTAACGCGGTACAAGAACACGGTGGCATGGTAGATAAATATATTGGTGATGCAATGATGGCAATATTTAACGCACCTATATCTATGGATGACCATAAAGAAAAAGCTGTGCAAGCTGCTATAAAAATAATTGAAGACATGAGTAAAGCAAATTTAGATATAGCTATAGGTATAGGTATAAATACAGGAACTGCTGTTATTGGTAACATGGGTAGCAATACTAGGTTTGATTATTCTGCTATTGGTGACTGTGTAAATACAGCTGCAAGATTAGAGTCAGCTACTAAAGAAGTTGGCGTAGATATATTGATTGGTGAATCTACTGCAAATAAATCTAGAATTAAGTTAAAATTATTAAAACCAATAAAAGTTAAAGGAAAAGAAAAAGCTTTAACTATTTATACAATTGATAAGGAGTAATTATGCCAAGAGGTAAAGGAACATACGGATCTAAAGTGGGTAGACCACCTAAAAAGAAAAAAGTAAAAAAAACTAAAAAGTGAAACCATCATCTGCAAAAGCCAAAGGGAGAGCTTTGCAACAATGGGTAGTAGACAAACTTGTTGAACTACTAGGATTTGATCCAGAAGATTTAGAATCAAGACCAATGGGTTCTAATGGTGAAGATATCATCATGGGCGTGCAATCTCGCAAACAATTCCCATATTCAGTAGAGTGTAAAAATCAAGAAGCTGTTAATGTGTGGAAAGCATACGAACAATCGCAAGAGAACTGTAAAGATTACGAACCTTTGGTTATAATTAAAAGAAACAGAACAAAACCGTTAGCATTAGTAGATGCTGAGTATTTTTTAAAACTACATAAAAAAGATGATTGATAAACTAATAGGACCAGTAGGTGACATTGTTAGCAAGCTAGTGCCAGATAAAGACTTACAAGCAAAACTAAACCATGAACTTAAAACAGAATTACATAAAGCGAATATGGCACAGATTGAGATCAACAAGATTGAAGCTGGACATAAATCCTTATTCGTTGCAGGCTGGAGGCCCTTTGTGGGGTGGACTTGTGGCATTGCTATGCTGTACCACTTTTTATTACAGCCTATTATTATATTCGGACTATCAGCAGCAGGACTATCATTTGACTTACCAACTTTTGACATGGGTTCGCTAATGACTGTATTAATGGGTATGCTAGGACTTGGTGGACTTAGAACATTTGAAAAAACTAAAGGAGTTACAAAATGAGTTGGAAGAATTTTACGTTAGAAGAATTTGCATGTAAGCATACTGGCGAAAATAAAATAGAACATGAACTTATAGACAAACTACAAGCACTAAGAACAGAGTGCGGATTCCCATTTAAAATCACATCTGGTTATAGAAGCGCAGATCATCCTGTAGAAAGAAAAAAATCAAAACCTGGTACACATGCTTTAGGTTTAGCAGCTGATATAGGCGTTAGAGGACAACAAGCCTTAGAAATTATATCTAAAGCTAGAGACTTTGGTTTTACTGGTATCGGTGTAAATCAAAAAGGTAATGCAAGATTCATACATCTTGATATATCTAAAGATTCGCAAGGTAGACCTAGACCACATATTTGGAGCTATTAATGGATCCATTAATGTATTGGAATATTATTATCACTTTAGTAATTGCACCAATCATTCATGGTATTAGAACAAACGCGACAGAATTAAAAAGAGTTGATATACTACTCAATAAGACTCGCGAAGAAGTTGCAAAAGATTATGTAACTAAAGTTGAATTAACAATCAGCATAGATAGAGTCATAGATCGTTTAGATAAGCTAGACGAAAAAATGGATAAATTAATAACGGGTTAATATGAGCAAAGGTGCTTTTCAAACAAGACTAGGTCAAATGGGAGAGATCCCTAACTTTCAACAAACCCCACCAATGGCATATACTGGTAATTATTTTATGCCACAAAAGCCAAACTATTTACCAATAGAAAAACAAGCAATGGCTAGGGTACAACAACCTATGTCTATACAACAGCCGATTGCAAACATTATGGCAGAAGGCAGTATGCAACAACCAACTCCATCATTATTATCTACACCAGCAATGCCTGTAGAACAGGCACAGCCACAATCATTATTACAAACACCTGGTATCGGCGTAGAGAAACCAACACAATATGATAGAGCATCATCAAGAATATCATTACCACCTATAAACTTATTTAGATAATGGCAATTACACACGAAGAAGCTGTAAAGGCTGAACAAGCAAGATTATTGCTTGAGTCAGATGTTTTTAAAGAAGCAGTAGAAAATTTAAAAAACGAATACATCACGCATTGGTTAAACTCAAGAGATATCAATGACGTTAAGATCAGAGAAGACTTACACAGGTCTTTACTATTATTACCAGAGGTTGAAAGGCATCTGCGTATCATTGCTGAAAAAGGCAAGCTTACCCAAGCAAACATAAAGAAAATTAGAAATATTGGTTAATACTTCCCTTTTCACACATTCTTGATATAAAATACTTATAAATACATATAAGGAGTATTTATGAGCAATAACGGAAAACCGACTGCTTTACAAACTGATAACGAAGTTACTACTTCGATGTTTGAAAGTTTTTTAACCCCTGAAGAGGATAAGGTTGATGAAGCGGTCATAGAAGAAGTAGCTGAAGAAGAAGTCATCGAAGATGATTCTGAATTTGTTGAAGATGAAATAGATCAAGAAATTATAGATGAATTGGAAGAAGACGAATTTGAAGAAGAAGTTGAAGAAGAACAAACAGACGTTGAAGAGGAAGCTCCGCAACTTCAAACATTTACTGTAAAGGTAGATGGCCAAGAGGTAGAAGTCACGCAAGAGGAACTCATCAATGGATATTCTCGTCAGCAAGATTATACGCGTAAAACTCAAGAACTCTCTCAACAGCGTAAAACTATTGAGCAGCAGCAAGCAGAGTTAACGCAAAGAGATGCGATCTATTCGCAGTTGTTACCGAAAATGGAAGCCCAGTTAAAGGGCGTTTTAGGTGAAGAACCAGACTGGCAACGATTATATGAAGATGATCCAGTTGGTTACGTAAGAGAAAAACAGCTTTGGGATGAACAAAAGCAAAAGCTAGAAGCTGTCCAAGCTGAACAACAAAGACTTCAACAGGAGTCATTTGCTGAACAGCAGAAACTAATTCAACAACAAGTTGAAGAAGGACAGGCAAAGCTACTTGAGGTTATTCCAGAATGGCAAAACCAAGAGGTCGCCAGTAAAGAAAAAGCTGAAATCGCAAATTACGCAACTAACGTCTTGGGATATACCCAAGAAGAGATCAACTCTGTATATGACTGGAGAGCTTTACTTGGTTTAAGAAAAGCATGGTTAAGCGATAAAATCGCTGAAACTGTTAAGAAGAAACCAACACAAAAAGCACCAGCTAGAGTTGCAAGACCTGGTACTACAAACCGACCAAAACGGCAAGCACCTGTAAAGAAAGCAAAACAAAAATTGGCTAAAACTGGAAAGATTCAGGATGCAGCTAAAGTATTTGAACAAATAATTTAATTTTATAGGAGTATATTATGGCGAAGGTCACTAATGCTTTTGACACATATTCAGCACAAGCTGACAGAGAAGATCTAAGTAATATTATTTACAACATCTCTCCAATGCAAACACCGTTTATGTCGTCAATTGGAAAAAGAAATATTAAGAACGTAGTGTTTGATTGGCAAACAGAAAATTTACCTACACCAAGTTCAGCTGGACAATTAGAGGGTTTTGAACTATCAAGATCAGCATCAACAGCTACAACAAGGGTAAGTAATGTTGCTATGATTTCAAGCAGAGATGCAACTGTAACAGGTTCGCAAGACGCTTCAGATGCAGCTGGTAAGAGATCAGAAATGGCTCATCAGCTTGCTATTATGTCTAAAGCACTAAAAAGAGATATGGAAGAAGCTCTATGTCAAAACGGCGCTAAAACAACTGGTGATGCTACAACAGCTAGAAAAACTGGTGGTTTTGAATCTTGGATTACATCAAACGTATCAAGAGGTTCAGGCGGTTCAGGCGCTGGTGAAGGTGCTGCTCCAGTAGACGGAACAGACAGAGACTTAACAGAAGACTTACTAAAAGGTGTTCTACAAACTATGTTTACTAACGGCGGTGAGCCAAACATGGCTATTTGTGGTCCACATAACAAGCAAGTTATCTCTGGTTTCACAGGTAGAACTCAAGCTAGACAGTTTGTTGATGCAAACACAGTTGAAGCTTCAGTATCTGTTTACTCATCTGACTTTGGTGAACTAAAAATTGTTCCATCAAACAGATCAAGAGAAACATCACTATTATTAGTAGATCCAGAATTTGCTAAAGTGTCTTACCTAAGAGACTTTAAAACTGTTGATATTGCTACAATAGGTGACGCAGAGACAAAAATGATTGTGGTTGAGTATGGATTAGAAGTATCCAACGAAGCTGCACATGGTGTTGTTGCTGACCTAAACGTATCATAAGTTTAGTCAATAACCTTGAAGGGATGTTTCGGCATCCCTTTTTTTTGTGCTAAAATCTCTATATGGCTAAGACAACACTGATAGATCATAAACAAGGTTACAAATCTGTATTTGCTACAGAGGATGATAAAGTTATTTATCACACAAAACAAAACATACAGCCTACTTTAGATTACGTTAAAAACTTGTCTGAATATAAACCTGGTAAAGATTTTAGACATGTAGCTGAAATACCAATGGTTGTATATCAAAGAGCAGTTCGAGAAGGATGGGCGCAAGACTCAGCACAATGGAAAAAATGGTTAAATCACTCAGATAACAAACCATTTAGAACATGGAAAGGTAAAGTATGACATATAGCGAATTAAAAACTAACATTGCAAATTTTTTAAACAGATCTGATTTAACTAACCAAATAGATTTTTTTATTGATGCAACTGAAGCAGAATTAAACAGAAGACTTAGAGTAAAAGATATGATTAAACGAGCAACTGCAACAGCAGATGGTCAGTATTTATCATTACCAACTGATTGGTTAGAAGCAATTAATGTACAAATTGATGGCAATAATTTTAAACCATTATTCCAACAATCTATAGAGTCTTTAGATATTTATAGAAAATCAGTAGACAATGTGACCAATCAACCAATTTATTATGCTTTAGTAGATAATACAATTGAATTAGCACCTACACCAGACGCAAGTTATACGTTACAATTAACATACTATGGCACTATAGATGCTTTGAGTGATTCGAATACAAGTAACTTTATTTCGAACTCATACCCAGACGCATACCTATATGGTGCTTTAAAACACGCATCTATCTATCTTATGGAAGATGATAGAGTTGCTTTATTCACATCACAGTTTGAAAAAGCTTTAGAAGAGATGAGAATGGAGCAAGAGAAGGCTGAATTTGGTAAAGGATCGTTAATGCAAAGACGAAGAACTTATGGCAAAGCAGGCAGAAATACTTATGTTTGGAAAAATAATTAGGAGAAAAGATGGCAGGATTTAGCGATTATTTAGAAGATAAAGTGTTAGACCATGTATTTGGTGGTAACGCTTATTCAGCACCATCAACATTATATGTTGCTTTATACACAGTAGCGCCTACTGATACAGGCGGTGGAACTGAAGTATCTGGCGGTGGTTATGTAAGACAGTCAAGTGCATTTACTGTATCTGGTACTAACCCAACAACAGCATCTAACTCAGCTGCTGTAGAATATCCAACAGCTACAGCAGACTACGGAACAGTAGTTGCAGTTGGTATTTTTGATGCTTCATCATCAGGCAACTTACTAGCATACGCAAACTTAACTACATCAAAAGTTGTTAGTACTGGGGATGTTTTCAGATTCAATACTGGTGATTTAGACGTAACACTAGCTTAACATCATGGCCAGTATAGGCTATAACCAAGGCTACTATTCAAGATCAAAGTATAACGATCTTGCTATTCAAGCCGAAGCAACCATATCAGCAACTAGCGGAGCTACCGCAGTTGGAACACAAGTAGATGTAACCACAGCAGTCATACAAGCTGTTTCAGGCTTTACTGCAACTGGTACACAGATTGATAGAGCAGTTGCAACTATAAGTGCTGTATCAGGTGCTAGTGCAATAGGCAGAAAAACACATGGTGCTAATGCAACGATTGCAGGAGTATCAGACTTTGACTCACAAGGATTTATTACCGCAGCTGGTTTCTCAACCATTGCACAAACATCAGGCTTTGATGCAACAGGTAGAGCAACATTTGCAGCCGCATCAACGATCAACCAAACCAGTGGCCTTGTCGCTGTTGGTGGTCTAAAATGGGAAGATATAATTGTTCCAGACGATACATGGACAGATCAGATAGTTGCAAGTGCAACATGGACAGATCAAAGTAACCCATCAACAACTTGGACTGAATTAGACAAACAAGAGGCAGCTTAAATGGCAGATACATATACAACTAATCTAAACTTAACCAAACCAGAACCAGGTGCAGCAGAAGATACCTGGGGTATTTCGCTTAACTCAGACTTAGATACGCTTGATGCTATTTTTAGTTCTTCTGGTACACAAGTTAATTTAAACCCAAACCAAGTTAATTTCGCAGATAATAAGAAGGCCATATTCGGTACAGGCTCAGATTTAGAAATCTACCATGATGGTAGTAATAGTTATATAACAGATAGCGGTGAGGGCAGTTTAAAAATACAGAGTTCTACAGGATTAGCATTACAAGATTCAAGTGGTAATAATTTTGCAGTATTTACAGATGAAGGTACTGGTGGCAAGGTTGAGTTATATAAATCATCTACAGTTCGCTTAACCACAACCACAAGTGGCATAGACGTAACAGGTACAGTTGTAAGTGATGGTGTATCTGTAGCGGGTGGCTCTATTACTGTAAACAACTACTTAACTGCCTTTACGTTACCTAATAACTCAAATCAGCACATGGACGTAGCAAAGAGCTTTATTATAAATATAGATTCTGACAATAACTCAACGTCTGAGTTTTTTAATGTTACTTACGATAATAGGATTAAAAAGGCTTTAACTGTTCAAGAGGGTGGCGATGTCTCTTTCTATGATGACACAGGCACATCACAAAACTTAAAATGGGATGCAAGTGCTGATACTCTAAACTTTGTAGATAATGCAAAGGCTACTTTTGGTGCAAGTAATGATTTACAGATTTATCATACTGGTAGTGACTCTTTTATAACAGATACAGGTACAGGTAACTTAATATTAAAAGGTGGTGGGCAAATACTATTAAAATCACCAGCAGATGAAAATATGATAGTTGCTACTGGTAATGGTGCAGTAAGTCTTTTTCACGATAACGCACCCAAACTATACACAACCTCCACGGGCATAGACGTAGTAGGAACAGTTACAAGTGATGGTTTGACTGTAAGTGATGGTACAAATGGTATAGTGCAACTTGGTTCATCAAATACAAGAAAAATAGCGGGTGGTTCAGCTTATGGTGGTATTCGCTATTATTCTGATAATGACCATATTTTATATACAAATAATGCTCAAAGAATATCAATCAACTCAGGCGGAGACATCTCCTTCTATGATGACACAGGCTCAACGCAAGGTTTATTTTGGGATGCTAGTGCTGAAAGATTGGGTATTGGGACTACTTCGCCTAGTGCAGCTTTACACGTTAATGGTGGCATAAAACTTGCAGACAATAATTACCTAACATGGGCTAACAGTAATACAAGAATGGTTGGTCAATCAGGCTATCTGCAATTTCAAATAGCTGGTTCAGATTCTATGAGACTAACACCAACAGGTCTTGGCATAGGAACTAATTCGCCAAGTAATAAACTTGAAGTCAACGGAAACATAGCTGTAAATACATCAAGTGGTAATAACGGTATTAAAATTATCACAGGAAATACTGCTGAAGGGTTTTTAATATTTGGTGATGCACAAGACAATTCAATGGGTGGAATGTCTTATAACAATTCTACCAATAGTCTTTCTATTGATTGTAATAATTCAGAAGCCATAAGCATCGATAGCAGTCAACGTGTTGGAATTGGCACAAGTTCGCCATCAGGTGAACTTCATGTTGTTGGAACAAGTGGTGGTAATGGTGATGTTTATGTTGGAAGAACCTCAGGTGCAGAAATACATACACAAGCACAATCTGCTACAGGAATTTTCGGTACTTCATCAAACCATGATTTAGCATTTAAAACTAATGGTACGCAAAGGATGCGTATTGACACATCAGGAAAAGTTGGCATAGGAACTGTTTCGCCTAATGAGAGGCTACAAGTAGACGGAAATATTCGTCTTGGACCTGCCCACACTACGAGAATGGGAACAGACGGAACTAATGCGTATTTTGAGAACTTTGCTAATGGAGCTGTTATTTTCCGCACCAATAACTACACAGAACGTATGCGTATCAACTCATCAGGCAACGTTGGAATAGGCACAAGTTCGCCAACAAGAACATTAGATGTAAATGGTGATACAGCTTTAAATGGAGTATCTTTTACATCTTCAGGTGCAACTAGGGCAATATCTACACACTCTAATGCGGGACAACTACAGTTAAATGGAGGTACATCTTCAAGTGGTGGTGCTTACATAAATATTGCAGGAGATAGTTATAGTAGTGGAGATTTTATAAGCCTACGAGCATCTAATATTTATACAACAAATGCAAACGTGGGTATAGGAACAAACTCACCAAGTTATCTTTTAGATGTTGAATCCTCATCTACAGGAAATGTCACCCTTGCACAATTTAAAACAAATGAAAGCACTTATAATGGATTGTTAGTTGCAGCTAATAATAATGCAGGATGGATTGGTAATGGTACTTTAGTTGCAGATGAAGGCATACTTTTCCAAGATACCAGTTCAGCAATGCGTTTTTACACAGCATCAAGTGAAGCCATGAGAATAGATAGCAGTCAACGTGTTGGAATCGGAACTGATTCGCCAAGTGCAGCTTTAGAGTTAAATGCAACTTCTTTTCAAGCTATGAAGTTAAGGCGTGGCACATCTGGTACAGATGCTAACATTATTACTTTTGCTCAGGGTGATGGAACTTCCGTTGGTCATATTGGCGGTGTTGGTTCAGGCGGTCTTCAGCTTCGTACTGGTTCAGGCAATGGCACAGAACGCATGAGAATAGACTCATCAGGTCATCTATTGGTCGGGACTACTTCAGTAGGATATTCAGGAGTAGATTTAACAGTAGGTGATACTACTGATTCACAAAATGGTGTAGCAATTCAAACATCAACAACTGGTATAGGTTATCTTTTATTTGGTGATGGTACTGGTGCAAGTGCTTATGTAGGTCAAATTGCTTATGCTCATTCTGACAATTCTATGCAGTTTAGAACAGCAGGTTCAGAACGCATGAGAATAGACTCATCAGGCAACGTTGGAATTGGCACGACTACAGTAAATGCAGGTTTACAAGTATCTAAAGGAAGTTTAACCACACCAGCAGCAGGTACATCGAATGTTGCTTCTTGTTTTGGAAATGTAAATTCTAACGGAAACTTTGGTGTGGTTATTGGTGCTAATTCTAGTGGAACTGGTTATATAAGTTCTCAGAGAACTGATGGAACAGCTACTACATATAATTTAGGTCTACAGCCTAATGGTGGCAACGTTGGTATTGGGACTGATAATCCTAGTTCCTACAATTCTTCTTTTAATAATTTAGTTATTGAGAGAGGCTCTAACGCTGGAATGACAATAGCAACATCGACAACTGGTTTAGGTCAAATAGCATTTGCTGACGGAACAACAGGCGATGAAGCATATAGAGGAATACTTCGTTACGACCACAATACAAACCATTTTGCCATTTATACTGCAGGTTTAAATGAACGCATGAGAATAGATTCCTTGGGGAATCTGCTTGTGGGTACTACTGTTACAAGTGTTGGCATAGCAAACACTTATGAAGGCATAAGCATTAAAGGTGAAGGTAGACTATTTGCTTCTGTTGATGGCGATTACCCTCTCAATCTAAACAGAAACACCTCAGACGGCACTATTGCTAACTTCCGCAAAGATGGCTCAACAGCTGGAACTATTGAGACTGCAACAAATACAAACACCGATATTTCTGTAGGTTCTGATGATATTCGTTTATTATTTTTTACCAATGGTAGTGCAATTATACCAAGAGCTGCTAATAATGGAGGTGCTGATGATACTATTGATTTAGGCGGTGGCTCTAATAGATTCCAAGACATATACGCCACCAACGGAACTATCCAAACATCAGACATAAACGAAAAACAAGACATAGAAGATTTATCAGAAGCAGAAACTAGAGTTGCAGTTGCAGCTAAAGGATTACTGAAAAAGTACAGATGGAAGTCTGCTGTAGCTGATAAAGGTGATGATGCTAGAATACATTTTGGTATAATGGCTCAAGATTTACAACAGGCTTTTAGTGCTGAAGGTTTGGATGCAGGTGATTATGGTATGTTTATATCAACCACTTGGACAGACGAAACAACAGGCGAAGAGAAAACTAGGT